ACCTCGCTCACGCTGAGCGAGGTACCTCGCTCACACAGAGCGAGGTGGTCGCTCAGGCTGAGCGAGGTGGTCGCTCACACAGAGCGAGGGATCCTAACTACCAAACTAACCACCAAACTAACCCCCCGCCGGCTGAGGCCGGCAGGGGGGTGGCGGCTTCGCCGTGGGAGGGCATTCCCGAGGACGCCATCCGCCGGATCCGGCGCTGGGTGCCGGGAGGCGCCGACCAGCTCTGCGCGGCCCAGCGCAGGGTGACCGAGCGGCGCCTCCTCGAGCTCGGCGTGGCCCGCGACCAGCTCCGCCGGTGGTGGTCACGCCTGGGCGACAAGTGGGGCGACTCGGGCGTCCCGCCCTACGACCACCTTGCCACGACGCTGGACGGCATCGGCGGCGAGGTGCGCGACCGGCTGGCCGTCCTGGCATTCCGCATCGGGGTGGGGAGGGTGGCAGCATGACCGACCCAGGCGACGAACACGTGGAGCACGTTGCTCCGCAACCCGCCGGCAGGGACGGATTGCCGGCGGAGAACTTTGCCCGATGCTTGGCGGAATTTGAGAACGCCAAGCGACGGCTGGACGAGGCGTACGCGATGACGCAGGAGCTCGCGCAGCGCCTCAAGCGCATGGAAACCGTGCGCGACGGCATTGCGGCCGAGGTCATCCAGCTCCAGCTGGCGCTGTTTAGCGCCAAGCGCGCGATGGCCAAGGACTTCGACGGTCGCGGCCTAGTGCCTGGACGCCTTGACCGCGACCCGCCCGTGCGCCTGAACCGCGCGAACAACAGTTGGGAAGAACGATGAACAAGCCCGTAAACAGCCGCGCGAAGGGCGCAGCAGCCGAGCGGGAGGCAGCAGCAGAGCTCTCGCGCATCACGACGCTCACGTGGGAACGAACCGCCCAGCGTTGGGGAAACGCCACGCCGGATTTGTGGGTGCCGACGCACCCGTCGCTGCCCGTCCACGTGGAGGTGAAGCACTACGCCAAGGGTTTGGCTAGGCCGACGCTGTGGACCGCCTATGACAAGCTGGCGGGAACGCGCGACGGCCTGTGGATGTGCCGGCTGCGCGCCATGCATATGTGGGTCGGCAGCAACGGAGGCGAGAAATGCTTCGAAGAAACGTGTGGATTGTCAGTCGCCCAGGAGAAGAACGTCCACAACCTCGTGGCCGATTTCATGGCACAGGCCGTAGAGGACGCCAAGGCCACGCAGTTCCCTTTAGTGGTCATGCGACAGAACCGCTCGGATTGGATCGTCGTGTGGCGGAAATGCGATGACACGGGCCTAGCCGAGATCATGCTGGACTATCTGCTGGTGCTGCCCGATGAGGCGTGAGCCGACCAACAAGTGGGCAGCCAAGGCCACCAAGCCCAAGCGCAGCGGGCACGAGGGTAGGCACGCATATGCATGGCGTGCGCTGTCACGCAACCTACGAGCCAACCATCCGATGTGCCAGGTGTGCAACGTGAAGCCGAGCACAGAGGTTCATCACCGCGTGCGCTGGGTGGATAGCGAGCTGCACAGGCTGGACCCAAGGTCGTGCGTCTGTGTGTGTCGCCCGTGCCATGAATTGCTGGAGAAGCATTGTGCCAAGGCGTAAGGCCGAGGCCAATAAGGACTTGAGCAAGGAGGGTGCCCCGGGCTATGGCGCCCCGGGTGCTACAGGGAGCCACCACCGCCGGACTTCCCCGCGAAACCAAACAGCCAAAAGGCCGTCCCGCAAGGCCGTGGCGGGCGGTTTGGAGGTCGCCGACGCGTATGCGAAGGCCGTGGTGGATGGCGGCGTGGTGGCAAACCTCCGAATCCGCGCCCAAGCTGCTCGGTATTTGGAAGCGCGGCGCACCGACGCCTGGGATGGCGCGCGCCTGGACAGGCTGGTGGAGCACTCGCGGAAGGTCTACGGCTGGGAGCTGATGCCGTGGGCGGTGTGGGCGTTCGCGCACCTCGTGGCTTGGCGGAACGCCGACCAGCCGGCGGCGCGGTTCGTGGTGCTCCAGGTGGCGCGCGGCGTCGGCAAGACGCAGATGGCCGCCATGCTGGCGTCGTGGACGGTGGAAGAGGCCGCGCGGGACGGCCGCAAGAACTGCGAGGTGGTGGTGCTTGCGACGCAGATGGACAAGGCGGCGCTGGTGCAGGATCGCATCCGCGAGGCCATGGGCGAGGAGACGGAGTGGGAGTTCTACGGCGGAAAGATGAGCACCGTCGGCGCGCTGGCGACCCATCCGGGCGGGTCGATCAGGTGCCGGCCGAGCACGGTCAAGAACGCCGACGGGATCACGCCGACGCTCTTGATCTGCGACGAGGCGGCGCGCATGGATGACACCTTTACCCGCGCGATTACGAGCCTGACCAAGGTGCGCGGCGCGCAGATGCTGGTGATTACGACGCCCGACGCCAGGCAGTACGAGAACCCGTACGGGTCCATGATCCGAGGGATCGAACGCAGCCTGGACGGGAACGAGCCGATGCCGACGGGCACGGTCGGCCTGGTCTACGGCATTGACCCGGACGATGCGCCGGATGACCGGGACGCGTGGATCAAGGCGTGCCCGTCGATGGGCGTGCACAAGACCGTGGCCGACTACGAGCTGGTCATGTCGCAGACGCTGAACTCGGGCGTCCCGGCGTTCCGCGAGGAGTGGTACACGCAGCAGCTGGCGACCTTCGCCGATGACCTTGCCGGCGGGCTGCCGCTGGCGCTGTTCGACGCGTGCGTGGAGCCGTGGGAGCTGGAGTCCGCGAGGAACCTACCGGGCGTCATTGCGGTGGACTTCAGCCAGGGCGGATGGGCCAGCAAGGGCCAGTTCGACCTCACGTCCATGAACCTTGCCGTGTGGAACGGCCAGCGGCTGCTCTCCCGGAGCTGGCACTACTGGGCCGGAAACGACCTTGTCTCGGACGAGGTGCGGAGCCGGCAGCCGCTGCGGGATTGGCGCGACAAGCTGCACCTCAACGTGACGGGAAACACCGTGGATTACAGCGTGCTCGAGGGACAGATCCAGGCGCTGGCGCGCGTCGTGGATCTGAAGTTCTTCACGGCCGACCCGGCCGGCAAGGCCGCTGCCTGGTGCGAGGCCATGGAGCGCAAGCACGGCTGGCAATGGTCGCGCGCGCCGCAGAACGTGGTGTTCATGGGCAGCGCCTGGGCGATATGGGCGGACATGGTCCGAGGCCGCCGCATCCAGTTCGACACCGACCCGGTGCTGCGCGCGAACCTCGCGCACACCAAGCTGCGACCGGGCGACACGGGACTGTTCGTCCCGAGCAAGGGCCGCAGCGAGTCCAACATCGACGCCGTCACGGCGTGCTGCATGGCGGTCAAGGTGCTGAACGACCGCGAGATGCTGGCCGAGAGTGCCTACGGCACCGACCCGTCTCGCATCGTGATTTGAGAATCTCCGTGGCACTTCCACCGTAAGCATTGACAACGCTGCCGCATCGTGCGGAACTTCGCACGATGGCGCTGTGGACTTCCATCTTCAAGCGGAGCACGCCGCAGATTTCGTGGGAAACGCCCACGAACTACGTGCAGACCGACGTGGTGGAGCTGTGCTCTGTGCAGCGCGTGATCCACACCATTGCGTCGGACATTGCGCGCTGCCCGGTGGTCGCCACCGACAAGCAGGGCAACCCGGTCAACGAGCCGACCGTCGTGGAGCTGCTGGAAGGCCAGGCGTGGGGCGACGTGCTCACGGGCGCCGACCTCCGCCGCTGGATGGTCGCGGAGTGCCTGACCACCGGGAACGCATTCGCGGTGGTGATGACGGACACGGCCGGCGCGCCCGTCGCGCTGCGGCCCATTTCCACGAACGACGTGGCAATGGAGCAGCAGACCGACGGCACCGTGGTTTGGTCGTACAAGGGCGTGGCCTTCGATTACAGCTACGCCGTCCATTGGAAGGCGCTGCCGACGCCAGGCAACCCGTACTGGGGAACCTCGCCGCTGTCCGCGTGCAGCACTTCGCTGATGGCGCTGGCCTACTTGGAAAGCGCCTTCAACGCGACGGCCAAGTCAGGCGGGCTGGGCAAGTTGAGTTTTTCCCATCCGGGCGCCGTCAAGCCCGAGACGCTTGATGCGATCCGCACCGCGTTTGCCACGCGGCACAACACTCCCACGGGCGCGGCCGTCCCGATCTTCGTCGGCGAAGGGATGAAGATCGAACAGGTCGCGCAGACCATGGCGCA